TAAAAAGATATTATTTTTTTAAGCATTAAATACAGAAAACATTCCATCCGTGAGTCTTGCAACTCGGAGGTATTCACAGTAGTTGCGGAGAACAAATCCACTACCGCGTGTAGGGAAGGTTCCCGTAAGATGGAACTCTATACCACGCTGACCAACTCTTCCGCCCGTAAGCTTAGTTCCCATATAGAAGAAGTGACCGTCAAGACCCGTCTGTGCTGGGCGACCCTCTACAGTAGCAGTAGTCATAACTGCTCTCTCATTAGAGTATAGCGATCGGTTAAGGAACGGAACACCCTCGGAGTCCGTTAAGATACTAAACATTCTTGCGGTATTATCGACATCCGAAGTAAATTCATATCTATCATTGTAGCGAATATTATATCTAAGATCAGTTGCTATAACCTCTGCTGGTGCATTGAGAGACATGGCATTCCTGCCCGTAATCAAAGCAGTCTCAGTTAAAGTATTATCACTCAACATAGAAACAACTCTAGGAACAACTCTATTTGCCATACCAACATTACGAATAACTCCCGAAGCAACTGCTGAATTTGTAATAGTAGATTCAACTGCGCGGTAATCCACGAAGGAAAAGGACATATCCTTATTTGCCGCAGCATATCTAGCCATTTCATCTCCAGCTCCATAATAAACATAATCAGCGCAGAACTTAAGGTCCGTGCGTCGAATAAGAGCTTCCTTACCCGTTGAGGCATTGTCACCTATCTGAATGCGATCACCAGCGGTAGGGTAGAAAGTTAATTCAATATTAATAGGCTCATCTATCATATATAATGGGAGTTGATTCACCTTAAGGAATGGGAAAAGGTCCGATAAATCCACCGAGAATGTTGGGGACTCTGCAGGAGCAGCACCATCCATCTTAGCAAATAGAGGGACTTGTAAAATAGCCCCTGTGTCTTCATATCCATTATCTAATTTTAATCTACGCGAAAGCACCGCGCTATCTCCATCATACTCAAATTGTAGAGTATTCCAGCGACCCGTTGTGAATTGCTCTCTTTCCTTATTATTCTCTGCCTTAATCAAAGAAGATTTAGCAGCAAATAAACCATCCCACGTATCAACTTCATTAAGTGTTTTATTACCAATTTTAAGAACTGCCTTCTTAATAACCTGACCAACACCCGTGACAGGATTGAAATAACCATTCCTAACTGAGGCATTCGCTTCAACCGATAAAAATAATTTAGAGTGGGAGTGGAGAAATCCCTTATTTTGGAGCGTGAATCGGCAAAAACCATCCGTAGTAGAGCTACCTTGGTTAAAAACCACTGGCTCTAAAAGGTCCGTCTCGATCTTCTGTGCATAATTAACTGGGATTTGTGTAAGTGAAATGAGATCTGGTATGCTTCCTTCCATTATTACTATAATATATTTATTATAATAAATTTAAAAAAATAATATTAAAAAAAAATTAAATAAAAATTAAATTAACCTTGGATATCTTTATGGGCTTTATTGACCGTCATTCCCTTACGCATTCTAGACATCATCTTCATTCGATGGGACTTAGCCTCGCTAGGGGACATACCATTCTTCTGCATCTTCTGCATATGCTTGGCTAGGTCAGTCTTCTGCTTATCGGTCATCTTCACACTTGCTCTTTTAGTCTTAACTGGGGCTGGTTCAGGCTCAGGAGAATTTCCATAATCTTCTTCCATTTAATATAATAAAGATTTTAATTTTAAATAATAAATAAAATAAAATAAGATATCAAAGATATCAATAGCGAAGCAAATAAATTATTGGATCAACTGGACCCCCATCTGAGAATATAAGAGGGTTGCCTTCGATTTGAAGAAGAGGAAGACACCAATAGGATTATCCGTTGCCAAATCGCTCTCAATACTAGCGCCGAACTGCTCCTGAGAGAAATCATCTCCCGCATCACCGATACCATATTTCACACCTAATCCCATAACAGCACCGCCATTTGCAACCGTATTGTATGCGGTTTCACCAGTGCCCGTAGTCATAGTGTATCCGCGGTTCATATTAGTAGGACCAATAGAAGTTCTGACTTGGTGGTATGCAGGAACTATAGCATCATACAGACCTTTAACTATCTGCGGATCAGGAACATTAGTAGGATTATTAGTAGCATCATAACTATTGACATAATCAAACTCAGCAGGATATTTCACACCACCCTTAAGGAACTGAACTCGTTTAATAGCAGCTAAACCCGCATCACTATCCGAGGGATAGGTTGTTGCCTGCCCGTCCGCAGTAAGAGTATTAATATTAGATACGGGCATAAAGGTCATGTAGGCACTCTGCAAATTCTTCAGAGCTAGAGAATACTGGATCTGTGCATTCGCAGAATTAATAGATGTGTAGAGGGATGTAATAGTGTTGAACTGGAATGAACCCTGCTGCTGTGCCGCAACATCCGCGGGCAATTCATGAACCTCACAGCATAATTTAAGGTCCGATAACTGGTAGTGGCATTCGCCCTTACCCGCTGGAACCGAGCCACCCTCAAAAAAGAGTGCATTCGCATCAGGAGTTAATTGTATCTCCACCTGAACTCCACCGAATGCAGTAGGTCTTAAATCAACCATATTACCCGACTGGGCAAAACCGCAAGGAAGGTGAGCAGAGAAAGATGATATTTTAGTTCCCGCTGCGTTAGACTCAACAACACTCTTTCTAAATAATTCAGAGTTAGGCATAATAAGTGCGCTTTCAGCTAAGTGCGATATCTGGTCACCTATCGAAGAACTAAGAGCTGTGTAGGTATTGAACCACTTAGAGTAGTGTCTTATCTGTTCGCAAATCATCTTAGAGCGAGCAGCACGAATGGTTAATTGATCAAAGACATTATAGATACCTAAGCGACTATTCATATTCAATCCATCCCCGTCCTGAGCTGGAGTTGGAGTAGGAGTAGCATTATCGGAATAAACTGCCAATTTACCAACAATTCTAATTGACTGCGGGTCTAATAAACCATCTTGGGCTGATACCGTAAATGATAATACGGGGAAACCGTTTTTAAAAGATACAATACCATCAGCTGGGACATTATCAGGTCGAATTTCTACGTATCTGGAGGTTGCCATTTATATTATATAATATAAATTTAATAAAAGTAAAATAAATAAAATAAGATATCAAAGATATTATTAATAAATATAGCTATAGCGAAGCAAATAAAATTAATTATTTAGAGGACCACGCTTACACCCGCATCACGGATCATCAACCTTCGGACATGAACCACAAAAGAGTTAAATAACTTAGGTTTGCTAGGTGCCGTAGAACCAGTATATTTTAGGATAACTGCCACATCCTTACCTCTTAGGTCCATGGCGCCATCATTCACCCCAAAACCTCTACCGAAAACAAAGTTATCTTGGAAGGCGCGGAATGATCGCGGAACTATACCAGCATTATCCAGACATTTCTCTAGTTCGTAAAGGTGGAAGGCGTCGATACTCTTCTTAGTAGCAATTTTAGATACATCAATAGGTCTGCTAGGGACTAGGCGGGAATCTATCTGATACTGATAATTTTGGAGCTCGTCGCATATGCCCGTGTAAGCAGAGCGATTGCTATTAAGTGCTGTATCCTGCGGATTATTAGTAGAAAGTATTTGATAGGTGCCATTTCCAGTGGCCGAATTTTGGATAGTATAGACCGATGAGTCTTGCGGAATAACTAATAGCGATTTTGCTCTTGAATTATTCGCATATACTTGATATACCGTTTGCCTATCCGATGCTAAAATACTATTCTTATAGTTAGTTGCTGATAATATATCTATTTCTATCGCTTTACCTTCTCTTACCTTTTGCAACATACCCCGCTCATATCCAGGATCCAACATAACTTGCGATACTATCAAATTAACATTGCTAATTGTGTAGGTGGCTGTATAACTTGTGGCTGCGCTAACAGACTTAGAATATAATACAAAAGGACCAGATAAAATATCAATCCCACCATTACTACGAGACGCTGTTAATTTAACTTCTATAAGACCATTACTAGATGCATTAATCTCATCAATAACTGCATTTGCGGATAAATCATTGGTAGAGGCATTATTAGTCCCATCAACAAATCCTATAATCTCCCCGACTACAAAAGGAAATCTAGTAACTCTATCAGAACCCGATAAGTTATTCTCCTGAGCAACATAAAATGTATCCGAACTAGAACCATTCACCCAATCATCAGGAGCATCAATAGAACCATTAAGAGAGTGGAAGAATGGGTTGAGTTGTGTGCGTCTATCCTTAAGGACCGAATCTAATTGTTTGAGGACCTCGGTAGCTGGAGGAGTATCAATCTCAATATATAAACCATTAGTCATCATAATAGGGAATATATGTTCATTCTGAGCGAAAATCCCCGTGTGGAGTGGGATTGTTAATTTCGCAGTCAAGAAATCACTATCTGAGAAAGGAGTAGTCTGATTACCCGAGGTCTTTTTGAAATAGGGGTTTGTTATAGTATTTGCCATAAGTGTTTTAGATGTGCCCTGAGTCCCTCTATTATCGGGCGTGTAAGCACCCGAACCCTCACGAAGAGCGCGGTAATTTCTAATACTATCATCCGCATCATAATCGTAGCGAACCGAGCACAGAGAAGAATATGATTCAATCTCCTCTAAGAGCTGACCCCGAGTGCCATCATAAATTCGAATATTTTTAATTAAAGAATTACCTCCCATTTGATCTAACTGAAGGCGGGTAGGTCTTGTGCTACCATTACCTAAGGCAATCTTAAAATCAAACTCAAGGTAAGAATCATGACCATCCATATATTTTGTATCGGGACCAACATATATCTGAATCTTCTGCTCTGGAGAATATTCTAAACCATTCTCCGATGGAATAGAGATATACTTTTGACCAATACGCATTTCATCTGTAACTTTCCAATATGCTGACATTTATAATATTATATATAAAATAAATATTAAAAAAATAATAAAAAAAATATCTATTATTTATTATATGACACAAACCGAAGGTTCAGTTGCGAAG